AACGAGCGGCGCAAGGCGTGGGCTACGCTCAAATGGTATCCGGAGCGGCTGACCGACGCTGACCGAGCGCTGTTGCTGCTGGATAAACCAGACTTCTACCATCCGGTTGACGCTCAACGGCATCTTTATGATGAAAAGGGTTTCGCAAAGTGAAACAGATTGACGGCCTTTGGTGGCCTGATTTTGACGTTTGGTGCCGTAACGCGGTGATTGGTGAGTGCGCCGCTGCTATGCCTGTCGTCCTGCCGTTGGTGGCTGAGAAGCGCGTTTGCGTCCAAGCTGGTGGCAATGTCGGGGTGTATCCGCTGGCGCTGTCGAAAGTGTTTGGTCAGGTCATCACGTTTGAGCCGGATGAGGACAATTTTGAATGCCTGCACAAGAACGTCACATATGACGAAGCTCTCGTGTATTTTGGTGCGCTTGGGTCGGAACCTGGCTGGTGTGCAGTTCAGCGCATCGACACGGACAACTGCGGCTCACACAAGACGCTGCCGGGATCGGCTATCCCAGTTCAAACGATAGATAGCCTGAACCTCGACCAGTGCGATTTGATCTGGCTGGACATCGAAGGTGCCGAGGCTGACGCCATTAAAGGCGCACTAGCGACAATCGAGAAGTTTTCGCCTATCATAGTCCTCGAAGAAAAGGGACTAGGCCCGAAAGCCGATCTGCCCGGCTATTCTAGCGTGATGCGGATTGGAAATGACACTGTGTATCGGAGGACATAGATGGATTATGTAGCGCCAGACGGACGGGACCGGATTATTCCGCGTTTCCATATCAAGCCGGTTCGTAACAACTTTCTGTCAGAGAAAGAGGGCCGCGAGGTCTGGGCTGACGTTGAGTATGTGGAACTCATCGTGCCGGGCGATAACAAGAATATCGTTGACGTTGCCGTGAAGGAAGAACACCGCGAACGTTGGCCGACCAAATACGCTGCGTTCAAGGCTAACATGGAAGCCCCTGAAAGCGGGACACCGCTAGAGGAATGGGCGGGCGTGGGCCGCAGTCAAGTGATTGAGCTTAACAGCGTTCATATCCGCACCGTTGAGGCTCTGGCGGGCTTGTCTGATGCCCAGCTTGCGAAATGCGTTCCGATGGGTGGTCAAGCCCTTCGTGCTAAAGCGCAGCGGTTTATTGAGCAGACGGAGGCTGAGAAGCCGCTTGCGGAACTGACGCAGCGCATTCGTGAGCTTGAGGAAAAACTGGCACTGGCGCTTGAGGCCAAAGCAGAGAAGGCAGCCGCATGAACAATCTTGAGCGCGACGTAATGTATAAGCCAGGTGCTACCTTCTACAAGGAAGGCAAGTTCCTGATGTTCCGCTTTCAGGCCGATTCGTCGTCGGTCATTGGCCCGCGTGTAGCTACAGACGCTGACAAGGCGGCACATGGCGCGGAATATGATATGTATCTCAAGACGGCGTTCAATAACGCGCCGATTGAAGCGTTTGATCACGACGGGGTGGATGGTCCCGGCGGTGTAGCCCAGCCTGTCAGCGACGACCAAACGGACGTTGTGGCGGAACATGAAACCATCCCCGCCCTTAAGAGGCGCGGGCGTCCTGCAAAGGCCTAACCAATGGCGATGAACCTTCTTCAGATTGTCCAAAGGGCCTGCCGCCTTTTGTCCATTCCCGTTCCTACGGAAGTCGTCAACTCGACTGATGCTCAGGTTCAGCAGCTTTACGCCCTAGCTAATGAAGAAGGTGACGAACTGTCAGGCACCTATGATTGGCAGGTGATGCGAAAGCAACACCTGTTCAATACGGTGGCAAGCGCGGTGCAGGCGAGCGCAGTCCCGTCTGACTTGGACCACTTTATTGCAAACTCGTTCTTCAACAGGACGACAATGCGTTACATTTACGGGCCTATCACCCCGCAAGAGTGGCAGGCTATCCAAGCGCAGCCCCAACTCAATCGCGTGTTTCTGGCGTTCATTGAGCGGGACGGGCAGTTTCTTGTGACGCCGACGCCCGCCGCCGGGGAGACGATTGCTTATGAGTATATCACGACAAACTGGGCCAAGTCGGCTGCCGGTTCGGCGCAATCGTCGTTCCTTGCTGATACTGACCTGACGTATCTGGATGACAAGCTGTTTCCGCTTGGCCTCCGCTGGCGGTTCTTGAAGTCTAAAGGTCTGGATTATAGTGAAGATTTTAGAACTTACCAAGGTGAACGAAACCAACGCATGGCCCGTGACGGCGGTAACACAATTATCGACAGCACGGGCGGCAATTATTACGGTTGGTCAACGAACATCCAAGAGGGCGGGTTCCCTGGATGATCCTGTTCGTCACCATTTCTGACACCAAAAACCAAGAGACGCAGCGCAAGAAGATCAACGCGCTGCTGTCGGTGTATGCGCCCGGCTATGGTTCAGCCCTGCCAGCCGCTGCGGATAGCCCAGACGGTCGGTTGTTCTATATCGGCGCACAAGGCTATCAGAACCGTTCCGGGGCATGGGTAGCGATATGAGACAAGCGGCGCAGCGATACGGTCGCCAGCCCTTACGGGCGGTGTCTCAACAGCGAGTGTCTATCGGACGTGCTGTCCCGGCTCCCGTTGGCGGATGGGACGCACAATCCCCATTGGCTGATATGCCGCCTGAAAACGCGGTCATTCTGGACAACTTCATTCCCCGCGCTGGCTATGTCGAACTGCGTAAGGGCTATGTGCCGTGGCAGGAGGGCATGCCGCTTCCGACTGAATCGCTGCTGGTTTGGCGGGGTGGTGTCGCAACGACCGCCGACAAGATTTTTGCAGCGGCGGGTGGCTCGCTTTACGACGTAAGCAATCAAAACGATGCGCCGGTTGAGGTGTTTTCCGGTGCTGGCAATGCGCGTTGGCAATGGATTAACTTTGCCAATGACG